ACTTCTTTAGCTACTTCATCATGCCTAACTTTCTTCGCTACTTCGGCCCGCTCAATAGCTTCCTCCATTCTTTTTTGTAGCGCCACTCTATCAATGTTTGATAGTTGATTGGTATTAATACTTGACCATTTGTGCTGTTCACCCGTTCGCCAGTTACCGAAAGTTGCAAAATAATTTCCGTCTAGCTCATTGATAACATACCAACCGCTACGCTCATTGCCTTTGTCTGGTCTAACACCAGGCGCAGATTGCACGGGTACTCTTGTTACCTGCCCTGTTAAATCTAATGAGTTGACAAACAACCCTTGGTTATTCATCTCGCGTATTAAATCATCTGTGCTGTTGCCTTGACTGGCAAAAGCAAAGTTATCATCAATGACTAAGCCTTTCTCTCCATACCATTTAGTCAGTTCCATCTCTTAATGTTCTCTCCAATTGTCCTGTTTCTGCTTGATGGTTGGCCCAGTTGAGATATTCTCTTACAGCCTTACCAAATAACAGTTCTCTTTTTTCTCTATCCCATTCGTGCATCACATAAGAACCTGTGTTCTTAGCTATCTCAAGATAGGTGTCTTTGGTTTGTTTGATAGCGTAGTCTAAGCCCTCGTTGCTCATCTGCGCCATGTTCTTGAGTCGTTCACCTTTTTTTATTTTGTCTAGGTGATCCATGCTACAAGCTCCAAACCAAGTGTCATCTTTACCATATACAAACCCTTTCGCTGGCGCTCTACAAAAAGCGCACAGCGATGGTTTACTTATTAATGGATTAAAAAGGGATCTTGTCGCCAAGATCGTCTTCTACTTTCGGAGGTGTCGGCGCACTTGCCTCTACCTTCTTACCCTCTGCTGGTTGCCAGTTGCTACCAAACTTAGAGTCGATCTCTGGGTAGTTGTTTTCGTTTAGCTTTAACATACAACTAACTGTCTTACCATTAAGCTCGTTAGTGTCTTTTAAAGTTCCAGTAATGCCAGCTGCTTTTGCAAGACCTGCCATTTCTTTCATACCAAAACCAACATACTTAGGATTGTCATGCGCAACAGTTACAGTAAAACCTGTTTGTAATCCTGTTCCCGCAATCCTAAAGTTAAGTTGCATACCCATCCAACCATTCTGACCCGATCTTAATTCTTCATTAGTATTTACATACTCAAGATCATATCGTCCTGGTTTTATATCCGTTTGTTGTTCGACAACTTCCACATCGCCGAAAAAATTACTTATATCCATATTGATACCCTTTATATCTATATTAATTAACCTGGATCGTAAGAATCATAATCAGATAAGTATTTGATTAAATCCTCACAATCCGCCTGCATTGAAATAAGCCAATGTAATCCGTCAGTAGGTAAAGAGTTGTCCTCTGGATTAATAGAATCTATGTGTTTATTCAAGATCATATCAAACAGTTTTAAGGTTCTCTTTACTCTTTCAACTTCTCCTAATTGGCTCATTTCAACATTTCCTCTCTTATGGTTGCCCACTCAAAAGGCATCTCACTAGGCAAGCCATATCTATTCTTGGCCATATAACCAGGTGCTTGCTCAGTAAAAATAGTTCTGTCGCCAGCAACAGTCTTGGTAGTCATACCCATCTTGCCTTTGACTTGTACAGTTCCAACTTTGTAGTTGGCAAAAAAGACTGCATCGCTATGTTCTACCAATAAGTCAGCAGCTTTACGATGTAGTTTGATTTCATGTCGATCATGCGGATCATTAGATGGGTCTTCATATCTGCGAATCTGATTGTGTGCAATCTGTATCACAGTCATAGACTTTTCATCCCTGAGTCTGTTAAGAACTTCAACATACTCTTTCCACTTATCAAGAGCTGCAACATAGCCTTTACCATATGCAGGTGTATCTATTTGCGCCCAACCATTTTCATTACAGACATGATCCCATAACAAAGTTTCTAACCAGTCTAATGAATCAATACAGGCAACACGAAATTCGTGATCTTCTGTCAATAAAGAATTTAAGTTAGTCATAAACTCTTCGTAGCTTTTGGCTACTGGAAAGTGATCGCACTCAATCTTTCCGATACCATCTTCAGATTGTACAATTACACATTTATCCATGCTTGCGGCAAATGATGTTTTACCAATACCGCCTGGGCCATAACATATAAGCCTTGGTGGTTTTACTTTACCTTTCTTTTGAATTGCAGCTAATGACATTACACACCTCCCTTAGTGTTATGCACTAGATGATGTAGTGCGTTAATTTTTTCATCAACAATGCTATTAAAAAAAGCATCGTTAGTAGCTTGTAATCTAAGTGTAGCTGACACTTTCTGATACAAGGGGTCTATAGTCGGAGTTATATCCTCTTCGTATAGGGTATATTCCTTATCGTCTATGTTGTAAGACAAGACGGGTTCTTTCTTTGGTTTAACCATATTTCTCTCCAAGAGTAGTTTTATAAGTATCACAATCTGCTTTAGCATTACAAAATCTGCAATGATCTCCCGCAGCATATTGTGGGTTTTCTTCGTCACAAGCATCAGTAGCTTGTTTCAAATCGTTGTAGCCCCAATCAACCAGATTGGTAGCTGAAATCTCATATGTTCTTATAGGGCCATCTTTATGCCAACCGCGTGGTTGTACAATGGTCAGCTCCATGGTGGTATTCTCATCCCCATACCGCGCGAGCGCACCCAAACCATAAATCATTAACTGCTTATTCCTTTCGACATCGACACCCCACTTACCAGACTTTAAATCTATAACAGCGATGCGATCTTCACCAATTAAAATTGTGTCAGCAGTACCAAAACACTTTGTGGATATCTCATCCATAAAGACTTTTTCTTCTATCAACATCTTAGCGTTGAGTTCTTCCTTTCTTTTATGAATGTACTCTACATAAGTTTCCGCGCACGCAATCATATCCTCATCAACTTCTATCTCAAAGTCTTCGACCACCTGAACTTTACCTAACCAATAATCACGCAAGGTCATGTCCTTGAGTCTGCCTTTTAATAACATCTCGCACATCTCATGGATAAGTGTTCCTGTAGCCGCAGGGATGCCTACCTTATATTCTGCTGAATAGTTTAGGTACGCGCTCGCTGGGCATTTAAACCAGCGATCTGAAGATGAAGGACTAAATATTGCGTGAGCCATTGGAAACGTATGAGCTTTCTTCTAATTGCTTGATCTCTGCTAGATCATAAAGAATTTTACCGCCAATCTTATAATAGTTAGGGCCTCCGCCTTTGCGCCTTAAATTTGATAGCGCGTGTGGATTTTTGCCCCACCTTTTAGCTAGTTGCTTAGTGTCTATAAAGACTCTATCGGTGTCTGTCATTTCCTAATACTCCCTTTTTGTATTTGAATGTTGTTAAATTTACACTAAAGTTATATGATATGCAAATATATTTATAAAAAAGGAGAAGAATATGAGTATAGATAATGTAACCCCAGAGGAATGGGATCAAGCAATTGATATGCTTGCGATCAATAACCAGGTAGGTGGCAATCATTATAAAGGCAATGGCATACAACCCATTGAGTATATTTACGCAAATGGATTGTCATGGTCGATGGGTAATGTATTGAAGCTTATTACCAGAGATAAGGTTGATAAGGTTGAAGACTTACTTAAAGCCAAGCATTACATTGACCTTGAACTACAGCTTGTACATGGTGTAGACGGAGAGGGTAACAAATTAGGCCAATATACCAAGGAGGTAAAGGTCTAGGAGTAAAGCAATGAACTTGTTTGATTTTGAAGATCCAGTTCTAAATGAGAGGAACAACAATACGCCTGTTTATGTAAACAGACACATTGCGCGTTCTTTGATAGATGTGGCTGGGTTGGAAAATAAAGATCCTCAAGCATTAGCGGAGTATTTCCTACAAGTAGGAATTAACTCCCTTAAGCATTACAAGGATCAAGAAGTTGTATTTGATATTGAAAGTCTTTAACTAAAGTCTTCCAATATATCTTTGATGTTTTTTATAGCATCATTGTTCTTCATGTGCTCATCATTGATGGTTAGCTGAGCTTGGTCTAAAGGTTTAGAAAACACCACATTTCTGTGCGGTACTGCCACAAAAGCAAACAAATCTATCTCATTATCTTTGTATTTTCTGTGCTTGACTCTTTGACCTTTGCGCATATCAAACCGCCAATTACCTCTGTGTTCTTCTATTTGTGATTGAGTTTTAACCTGGCACTTATACAGCTTTAAATTGTGTTCAAAGATAATGTCTGCGGATGCGTTGTGTGGAACGATGGTTACTGTGTCAGAAACTTGAGAGAGGATTGCTGCTGTGAGATATTCACCAAAACGACCAACTCGTTCAGATGCTTGGGGCATGGGTTATTTTAGAGTTCTTAGAAACTCCATTGTTTGATTTATGCTATCTTGACCAGCCTGTTCACTTAAAACTCCCGCTTGCCTACTTAGACCAGCTTTGGGTAATGTTTTTCCAGCGTAGTATGCGGCTTCTCCAACCAGTCTTGGAGATGAAGCTGCTAATAATCCTAAAAGTTGCGGGCTTGTAAATCCAAATCCTGCTCCCACTGCACCCAGTCCATAAGGAGATAATGCTGCTTGTATTCCTCTCGGTGTTAATTGGCTAAGACTTGCACCAGCTAAAGATGGTGTCAAGCTGACATCACCAGCTTGTTCTAATTTTTTTAAATTATTTAATCTTACGCCAAAATTTGTATTAGCATTATTTCTCATAACTGATAAAAGTTTTCTTAATGCTGCATCAGCAGATGCTTTATTCCCTAAGCTTAATGACTGCCTTATTTCTTTTTCAAGATTAATTGCTTCTTCATAAGCCTTCATTGTTTTTGCGTACTCTGGAGATGCTTGTTTTATTTTATTGTTTATAGCTGTTCTAGCTTTAGTAACAACAGAAGCGCCTTTTCCAGATGTTTTGCCAAAAGTATCTGCTTCTGGCATCAAATTATCTATTTTCTTTTTAAGAGCATCTAACCCTTCAACAGTATGAAAGTTATCATTTTTAGCCCAAGTATTAACTGCCTCCTCTATCTCGTCTAGTTTTTTTAACCCTGAAGCATCTAAAGTTGTTTCTCCTTTAAATTCAAATTCTTTTCTTATATTTGAAATATCTTTTTTTATTGGATCAAAATTAATTTTTTTCTGAGATGCTTTTATACCTTCCATGCTTTCTAAATATTCTGCTTTTCTTTTGCTTGCCATTTCAGAAACGCCTTTTTTTGCTTCAGAAACAATATCTTCAAGTGAATCTTTTTGTCTCATTGCTCCTTTAAATTCTTTGGCCTTTTCTCCACCAGCTGCTCCAGCTCTATATGCCTCAGATACAGCTTCTCTTCCCGCTCCAGTTGTTAAACCAAGGGCAGCAGAAATTGGAGCGCCTATAAGAGTTTGTGTAACCTTGCCAGTCAAAGGATCAATGGCTTGTCCAATGCTTTTAACTTTTTCGGCAGTTTTTGTTAAAGGACCTATTTTTGCAGCAATACCTGCTCCGCCAGTTAAAATAATTGAGGCATCTCCCAAAAAGCCAACAGGATCTTCGGCAATAGTTTTTTTCAAATTTTCAAAACCGCCATATCTGTTTGCAAAATATTCTCCAACAGCCTTTGCTTGTTTTTCATTTGCTTGCTCTCCAGGTGTAGCTAATTGCACAATACCAGCTCCTAACTGAGCAAGTGATTTTACAGTTCCAACTGGATCTAATATTGGAGTTACAATATCTTTTCCAAATTGTAATGCGCTGGATGGTATATTAAATAAAGATTCTTTTGCAACCTGTCCAGCAGTCATAGTTTGTTGAGCAGGCGCTGTAACTATAATATTTTCTAGTTCTTCGTCTGTAATTTCTCTGACTGCCATACTTAATCTTCTATAATATATTTTTTGTTTGTTTCGGGGTCAAGATAATATACAGCTCCGTTTGGAGTAACTTTCCTAATGCTTCCAATTGGAACACCCTCAGGAAGTAGTGAAAATTTAGCCGCCACATCTTCTGAAGAAATGGGCGATCTTTTGTTATATCCAGTATATTTTTTGCTTTCTACTCCTATGTTATATCCTTTAATGTCTTCATTATAAGCATCTACTTTATCTTGATACATTTCTTGTAAAAGAGGGCCAACAATAGCTGGATTTTGCAAAGCATCTACATCTCCACCAAGTCTTGATATAATTCTCCAAGCATCTTTTTCAGTCATAACACCGCCACCGACAGTATCAATTCTATTAGCACCAATAAGACCTTGAAGTTTTCCTTCTGCTATTCCTCTAGCCAATTCTTCTACTTTAAGATCTTGTCTGCCAGCCAAAGTTTTAAACCAAGTAGATATTTGATCTCCGAGCCTTTGAACACCAACATTAGTATCGGTTATATTTTTCCAATAACTATCAAGTTTTTTTAATGATCTTTCTTCTGTTGTAAGGTCTTTATTTAAACCTGTAAATGTTTTGAAATCTGGAATATATCTTTGTTCTTCACCAGATGTCTTACTTCTTGATTCTGGATATTTTGCAAAAAACTCACCAGCATCAAATCTTCCTGCTGGGC